CTATTAGTTCTGCATCGTAATTCCCATCGGTCCTCTAAGCCTTATCGAATACCTGACGAAAACATTACCAAACTGGAAGTTAGCAATTGCCGCCCCTTGAGATGCTATAACCAACTCACCTGGTGAGTAGAGTTGGTGTGTAGCTACAGTCTGCGCTACGTAAGTCGACTCGTTGATTATTTTAAACATTTTAGGTGTGCCATCAGCATAAGAAATGGCATGCTTAGGCACTTCAAATGAAATCACGTTACCACCAGGGTTGCCATAACGCTGTAGATAAGTACCCCCGTCACCTCCTGCATAACATGGTGCAAACAAAGACTGTTCAGTCGTAAGTATGGCAGCCATGCCAGCTGGTGGTGCATCTAAATGGTCAGTGTAAAATGCCATGGCAATTGAACCAGCAGTAGTGGTTGGTACCTGTGGTACGTACGTGAATTCCATGCGCAAGATCTCATATTGTGAGTACGAGTTAGCGAAATTGCGTAGCCACTGTAATCCACCTACCATTGGATAAAAATCAAATTTAGTGGAAAAGAACGCGCCTACTGTGCTGGATGATATAACATTGGCGAACAATTCAGTGCGTTCTAAGAATAAACTGGTAGGGTCAGGAGCTTTGATTATACCATTAGTCGTACCAAAGGTCAGCTTTGCGAACCTCTGACCACCGACTTTTGATATGGTATCATTTTTCTTCTTGTTTGGTTGTCTTCGTCTCAACCTACTTCTTGATACAACTGGGCCAAGAACCGGTGCAGAACTAGCAACCTTCATATTCATTTTATTAGTTTTTCGAGATTATTGATAAATTGGCGTTTATCGTCGCCCCAGACTGCTTGGTCGAAATAATTCTCCAACTCGACCTGCGCATCCGGACTTATGCCTGTTTGTAACCAAAAACTGTATCGGCCAACATCGTCGGGGGTGGTGTATGTTAGACTCAAATGTTTGCTCAATCTTCCATAGCAACTCCATTCGTGTCCTTTACCATTATAATTACCCTCAACCCCGAACCTGGCTAACATGCGGTAAAACTTACAGAAAACCGGACAATCTCCAGCAAAAGCTATACCACAATTAGCGACGTCTTTAAGCCACGCGCGATACTGTTTTTCATCATGACCGTTGTTGACGTTTGTAACATCCTTGAGCAAACATGTTTTAACGTTCCTTACCATGCGCCAAACACCATTACAATATAACGGTTTTGTCTGGCAAAATTCGATGTGCTCGAATTCATAGACAGGAGATTCGCGGACTATCTTAAACCCGAACTCCGAAAAATATTGCTCAAGTCCTCTTAATTTATTTAAGTGGCGTCGGTCAAGAATTAACAGACAATCGTCACCATTATTAACAAACTCAACTGGTACACCAACAGTGTCAATGTAAGCCTTGCTCATCGCGCACATAATAAACTTATTGCCAAGAGATGTATTCATATCACCTGACATGCGAGAGCCTTTCTTGCTATAACTGAACCAACCGTCACTAGCTTTGGCAAATCCTCGGTTATTAATTTGCCAACTAAGTAGTTGCATAAGAAACTTGTCTTTGCC